CCCCGTGAAAGCCATCCTTTCTCGCCTCTTGAACCTACTAAAACCCCGCGCGCCAGCCCTCCGCGCCCGCTATGACGCCGCAGCCAACACCAACGCGCTCCTGAAGCACTGGGCCAACGCCGACCACCTGTCAGCCGACGCGGCCAACGCCCCCGAAATACGCCGCCTGTTGCGCGCACGTTGCCGCTACGAAATCGCCAACAACCCAACCGCCTATGGCATGGCCCTCCGCCTCGCCAACGACGTCATCGGCACAGGCCCACGCCTCCAACTCCTCCTCCATGACGACACAGCCAATGACCGCGTCGAAGCGGAATGGGGCGACTGGGCCACGGAAACCGCGATTGCCGAGAAACTCCGCACCGCCCGCATCGCCCAATTCCAGGACGGAGAAGCCTTTCTGGCCATAATCACAAACCCCCGCCTGCCAACGCCTGTCAAACTCGACATTCTCCCCATCGAAGCCGACCGGGTCACCAACCCCACGCCACGCACCCGCGAGCAATTTGACGCCGATGGAATTATTCTCGACCGGTGGGGCAACCCAACCCGTTATCTCGTGTTACGTCAGCACCCAGGGGACCTCACGATCACGGACACCGGCTATGACGCCATATCGCCGGACCTCATGATCCACCTTTTCCGAAAGATGCGCCCCGAACAGCACCGAGGGATCCCCGAACTCACACCGTCACTGCCACTCTTTGCGATTACCCGCGACTGGACCATCGCCAGCCTGAATGCCGCCAAGGTTGCCGCCGCCTATGCCGGGGTGATCTACACCGACGCACCGCCCGGAGGGGAAGCCACTGCCGTCGAGGAATTAGAACCGATCCCCCTCGAGCAAAACTGCCTCATGACCATGCCCGCCGGTTGGCGGATGGAACAGATGCAAGCACGCCACCCCAGCGACCACTTCGCGCAAGCCATCACATTAATCGAAAAACAAGCCATTCGCTCGACCCCACTCCCGTGGAACGTCGCAGCCGCCGACTCTAGCCAGTACAACTATGCATCAGGACGACTCGACCACCAGACCTACTACCGTGCGCTATCCGTCGAACGCTCCGAAATCGAACGCATCGCCCTCCGCAAAATACTCCGCGCCTGGCTTCGAGAAGCCGCCTTAATCCCCAACTACCTCCCCGTGGGCCATGGCCCACCCGCCACGTGGCCCTATACTTGGTTCTGGGACGGCCTCGAACACGTTGATCCCCTTAAGGAAGCCAACGCACAAGGAGAACGCCTCCGTAACAACACAACCACCCTTGCCGCCGAATACGCCAAACAAGGAAAGGATTGGCGACTTGAACTTCTACAGCGTGCTAAAGAACTCGCCCTTATGCGGGACCTTGGCATCACAGACGACACCTTAACGCCACCGCAAGCCACACCCTATGCCGACACCGACACTTAAACACTTTCTCGCCGCCGCGACGAGCCTGACATTGGAGGAACCTACAACCGCCTCCGCCACCACGGGGTACCAACCGCGCCTAGAAATCCTCGCCTACACCGGGGCCCCACTCGACGTATGGGGCAGCAAATACGTCATCGACCTTAAGGGCCTGAAGCCTGCCAAGGGCAAAATCCCGATCCTCTTGAATCACGACTACACCATCGAGAACATCATCGGCCAAGCCGACACATTCGAGCTAACCGACGACCATCTAACCCTCGGCGCCACAGTAATCGGCACCAGCCAGAACGTAAAACGCTTTATCGAGCTTGCCGCCGCCGGGTTCGAATGGCAAGCCTCCGTCGGAATCTACATCGACAAACTCAAAGAAATCCCGCCGGACAAAGAAATAACCGCCAACGGACGCACATACACTGGGCCTCTCTATTTGATCACGAAGAGCCGCCTTGTCGAAGTCTCAGCCGTCGTACTCGGAAACGACAACAACACCTCAACGACCCTAGCCACAGGACCACAGCCTATGCCCGCGCCGCACCACGACCAGCACCACATCACCGCTGACCACACGCCCACGGACGCACCCGCACCCGATATCACCGCCATCAGGGAAGCCGCCGCCGCAGAACTCGAACGCATCGCCGCGATCCAGAAACTTGCCGCGAGCCACCCCGATATTGCCGCCGCCGCCATTCGCGAGGGGTGGGACGCAACGAAAACCGAACTTGAAATCCTCCGCGCGACACGCGCGGCAGCCGCGCCGGCCATTCATACGCGGGACGACGCACATACTTTTCGTGCCTTAGAAGCCGCCCTCTGCCTATCCATCGGCCTTCCTGAACCATACCTCTCCGCACACTATGACGCCCCCACCCTCGAAGCCTCCGCACGATACCGCAACGCCGGCATCCACGCCCTTCTCTACGAAACAATCCGAGCCGCAGGATACCACGTTCGGCCGGGTGTTATGGACAATGACACCATTCGCATGGCATTTGACGCGGACCGCATCCTCCGCGCCTCCGCTGGCTTCTCCACCGCCACACTAACGGGAATCCTCTCCAACGTCGCAAACAAAGCACTCTTACAAGCCTACGAAGCCGTCGCCACCGTCGCCCCCATAATCGCACGGGAAAGCGACGTCAAAGACTTTAAGCAAGCCGTACGGTTCCGCCTCTCTGGCCTCGACACATTCGACAAAGTCGCACCTACCGGCGAACTCAAAACCGCCGCCGTCAGCGACGACGTTTACACCAACCAACTCGACACCTATGGGGTCGTCGTCACACTCTCACGCCAAATGATTATCAACGACGACCTGGGGGCCTTCATGGAAATGCCCCGCCTTATGGGGCGGAAAGCCGCCATCCAGCGCGAACGCGCCCTCTTTGAACTCTTACTTGCAAACCCCAGCAACTTTTTCTCATCCGCCAACAAAAACTACATCTCCGGCACCGACACAGCCCTCAGCATCGCCGCCCTCACCAAAGCCGAGCAAACGATGCTCGACCAAACCGATACCAGCGGAAACCCGCTGCTCATCACACCCGCACTCCTCCTCGTACCAAGCACCCTTAAAGTCACTGCCCAACAACTCATGACGGAAACGAGGGTGAACGAAACCACTGCCACCGGGAAGCCAAGCCCAGCCAATAACCCACACGCTGGCAAATGGCAACCCGTAGCGAGCCCCTTCCTCAACGCAATGGGCCTCACTGGCAGCTCAGCTACCGCATGGTATCTCCTCGCAAACCCACAAGACGTCGCCGCGATCGAAATCGTTTACCTGCAGGGACGCCGCACTCCAACCATCGAATCCGGGGAAGCCGACATGAACACCCTCGGCATGAAATGGCGCGCCTATTGGGACTTCGGGGTCGCACTCCAAGACCCCCGCGCCGCCGTCAAATCAGCCGGAGCCTGAACGCCCTAACTAGCCACACAATAGCATACCAACGAAAGGACCGCACATGCCTACCGCCACGTTTCGCTCAATCGGTGATTACATCGACTACACACCGGGGGCAGATGTCGCTGCTGGCGCCGTCATCGTACAGGGAGACCTTGTCGGGATCGCCATGCAAGCAATCGCCGCCAACCGCCTTGGCGCGCTTTGCGTGCGCGGGGTAGTCGTACTCCCCAAAGCCGCAGGAAGCGCAATCAACGTCGGAACCAAACTCTATTGGGACGCCACAAACCAACGCGTCGCCACCACAGATGCCTCCGGAACCAACAAATATCTCGGAAAAGCGGTCGCCACCGCCGCCTCCGCCGATACTACCATCCACGTCCTACTCTCCCAATAACATATGACTGACCTTCTAGCGGAAGGGACCGAATGGCTAGCCGACCAGCTAATGGCCTGGGCCAGCCGCACCGTGACGTACCGCCGGGGCCTCTCTGAAATCGCGATCCCCGCGATTCCAGGGAAGACCCCGGCCACGCTCAACGAATTGGGCCAAGTCATCATCGACGCACGCCATCGCACCTACATCATCGATGCCGCCAACCTCGTCATCGACGGAAAGCCAACCCTCCCACAACGCGGCGACCGCATCGTCGATACGATTCACGGGGCCACCATCACATTTGAAGTCGCACGCCCCGGAGGGGAGACGGAATGGGAATGGGTCGACGCCAACCGCCGCCTACTACGCCTGCACGCATCCCAAATTACCACATGAAATATCATTCACTTGCCACCTTCACCATCATCATCGCCTCTACGCTGGCCATCGCCGGAACCATCGGGGGGTTTCGCAGCCCCGGAGGGGCTGACGCCCAATGCGACCTGCCCGCCGAACTCCATCGCCGCAACACGACCAGCCTGGGCCAAGGCTGTTGCGTGTGGACATCAATACACCATGCCGCCACCTGGCAAAATACCCCCCAATACCAAGATGCCCCGCGATGGATCCAATCCCACCGAATACCCGGAGGGGCCTACCCTGGCTCCGTCCATCGCTACCTGCCCGAAATGGCCAAAGAACGCGGCCTCGAACCGGCGCCATACCTTAACTACCAGGGCGCCGACCTCGACATCATCAAACTCGCCTGCCGCACTGGCCGAATGCCATGCGTGACCTACTCGTACAGCCCCACCGGACGCTATGGGGGCCGACGGATTGCCCACATGGTGAACGTCATTCACGCCGACGACGACTACATCGGTATCCTCGACAACAACTACACGGGGGCCGATAACATCGAATGGTTAACACCTGACGAATTCAAACAATCATGGACCGGACTTGGAGGGGGCTGGGCCGTCATCCTCTTGACCCCCCCTCCACCACCAGCACCGAGGAACACACAATGATACTACCGCTCTTTCTCATCATCGCGAGCCAATGCCCAGGGCCCCAATGCCCACCCCCAGGACCCGCTGCCGACATGGCACGCCACGGCACAGACGCTGTGGCCTCTACCATTGAAATCGCCACCGAGCCACCCGACGCCACCGTCACAATTGGCGAGACACCGATCACGCTTACCAAGGGAAAGGCCACCCTCACCACCCCGCCACTGGCACCAGGAAGGACCTATACCTATACGGCTACCGCCACGTGGCCGGACGGAACAACGGCCACCGAAACCGCCACCTTCACCCCCGGGGACCCCGTCACCATAACCCTCACGAAACCCACCCAGGAACTGACAGACACCCCACCCATCACCAACTTCGGCATCGACACCGCACAACTCACCGCCGCACTCAACAACACAGAAACCTTTACTTTCAATGGGGCCGCAATCAGCCGCCAGGAAGCAATCCATATCCTCGAAGCCCCCAACCTCCAAGACGATACCGCCAAACTCCGCCTCACCATCATCGGCACCGACGAAGAACGCGAACGGGTCCTTGCCGACTTGCATGGCCCCCTCCGGGACATCGCCGACGCCTGCCTAGTACAATCATATCCGCCAGACCATTGGGCCATCACACGCGCCGGCTTTCACCGCGAGGGACACCCAACAATCTATATCCAAACCCCGGAGGGGAACGTCTTACACCGCCAAGATGACTATAACGACGGCGCTGAGGGACTCCGCACCGCCTTCGAACGCCTTCGTCGCGACCCGGATTACCAGCCTACCCGCGACCCTGACCTCCGACGCCGCCCCGCCGGCCCGCTCACACGCCTATGGAACTTTCTCACCTCCCCGCTGCGACTTATCATGGAATGGATTATCGCAGGTCTCATCGGCATTATCCTTATCCTCGCCATCTCACGCGGATGGGGCCCCTATATCCTCCGCGCCATCGCCGCACTTGTTCCATCGCCGCCACAATCTAACCGAGCGAATACGACCACTCCCGTCGCCACGCCAACCGCGACGCCAAACACGCCAACCGAGATACCAACCACCCGCCGCCGAAAAAACACCTAATGCCCGCCATCACCGCCCAACTTACCGAAGCCATCGTCGATGAACTCAACGGAGAAGCCTGGACGCTCCCCTTTGCCGCACGCCGGGACTACCGCCCCCGTTACACCGTCGCGGACCTGGCCAACCTGACCGTGACCGTTTCGCCACGCACGCTGGCCATCACCCCTGTCGCGCGGGGCCTTGCCACCCCGGAATACACGATCGACATTGCCATACAACAGCACCTCAACCAGGAAGACAACGACACACTTGATGCACTCATCATGCTTGCCGAGCATATCACACAACACATGATCAACCACCGCCTTCGCGCCATGCCAACAGCCCTTTGCATACGCGCCACAAGCGAGCCACTTTATAGTATCGACCACCTCGACGATCATCGCGTCTTTACGAGCCTTATCACGCTTACCTATGCGCTGACTGCCAGCATCGACCCATGATTGCCAAAACCAAGGTCACATTAACAACTCGCATGCATCGCGTCGCACGCCGAGCCGCAGACGCCAACATCGAAACCCTTGCACATGCCGGGGCCGCACTCCGCCGAGCCGCCATACGCGGCATACACAAACGCAAGGGCGCCAGCCCGCCTGGCCAACCCCCGTTTACGCACACCAACCGCCTCCGCCGCGCGATAAAATATGCCGTGGAACCGCGCTATGACCGTGTCATCATCGGCCCCGACAAAGAATCCATCGGCCTAGCCGGAGCCATCCATGAACACGGTGGAAACTACCGGGGACGCCATTATCCCAAACGCCCCTTCATGGCACCGGCCCTCGAACGCGTAAAACCACGCCTTCCCGCTTTCTGGAAAGCCTCTATAAGGTGACGAAAGGAAAACCATGCCCACCATCAACTACAAACTCGGTCGCGAATGCACGCTCACCATCGCCACCAACGAACTCAAACTCGCACGCGATGTGACCATCACCCAGACCTCATCTGAAGCCGATGTGACCACCAGGAACTCCAATGGCATCAAGCAAACCGCTGTTGCCATGCGCGAGCTATCAATCGAGGGGTCCGCGCTGTATGATCCAGACGACCCCGCCATTACTACACTCCAAACCAGCTATAATACGAACGCGCCATTCGCCCTCACAATCTCCGACCCAACGCTCTCATATAGCGGCAAATGGATCTGCACCGAATTCAAACTAAACCAACCCCTCGAAGAAGCCGCCACTGTGGACTTCACCCTAAAACCCACACTCGCCGCTACCGAAACCTGAGACTACCCCTATGAAAACGTTCACTGACACCGCTGCGCGCACCTGGACCATCACAATCAACGTCGATGCCCTCAAGCGCGTTAAAACACTCCTCAACACAGACCCACTCGACATCGACGCCACCCTCCCACGCCTCCTTGCCGATCCTATCTTCCTCTGCGACTTCGCCTATTGCCTATGCAAACCTGAAGCCGACACACGCGGTATCACCGACGAAGACTTCGGGCGCGCCATGGCAGGGGAAGCCATTGCCAACGCCAAAACCGCCATCCTGGAGGAATACGTTGCTTTTTTCCCAGAACAGGGCCAGCGCGAGACGCTGACCCTCGCTCTACACAAATCACGGCAACTCCAAAACAGGGTCACCGCTCTACTCAAGGAACGCCTGAACATGGAGGAACTGCCTCCACCCCTGGAAGCCGCACTCCGTGCCTATGGGACCGCATCTACACCATCGCCGGAATCTGCGGCATAGACCCTGGGCCATTTACGCTCCACGAACTCAATCTTATGGCCAGGGGCCGCGCGACGTTTACATGGGACCACACTGCCGCCATCCTTGCCATGCTTTACAACGCCAACCGCGCACCACACACCCCAGCCGCGACCCCGCGAGACTTTCACCCGTATTGCCCAGTAGAAACAACCAACCTGAAAACACTGGCCGATCTAGGCCTCCTACCTACTCAGGGAGGGACACCCAATGCCTAACCCACAGGGCATACGCGCCGGCCGCGCGTACGTGGAAATAATTGGCGACAACTCCAAACTCGTCGCCGCACTTAATGCCGCATCGCGACGCCTCAAAGACTGGGGCCAGCAAGTCACACGCGCTGGCCAAAAACTCTTTACCCTCGGCGCCGCCACTACCGCCGGCTTTGCCGCCAGCCTCAAAGTCTTTGCCGCCACTGGCGACGCCATCCACAAAATGAGCCTACGCACCGGCACATGCGCCGAAGCCCTCTCTGAGTTATCCTTCGCCGCCGAACGCTCCGGGACCGACATCCACGCGGTTGAAACCGGCATTCGTATGATGCAACGCACACTCGCCAATGCCGTCACCGGATCAACCGAAGCCGCCGAAGCCCTCTCCGCCGTCGGACTCTCCGCCCAGGACCTCACCAGTCTCACCCCCGACCAGCAACTCGAGGCCATCGCCGACGGCCTTGCCGCCATCGCCGACCCAGCCCAGCGCACCGCCGCCGCCATGCGAATCTTCGGACGCTCAGGGACCGCACTTCTCCCCCTTGTCGCCGAGGGGGCCGCCGGAATCCGCGCCCTTCGCCAGGAAGCCCGGGCCCTTGGCCTCACCATGACCACTGAGGAAGCCGGCGCCGCCGCCACCGTCACCGACGCTATGACAAACCTTTTCCGCACGATCAAAATGGGGGTCGCCATCATCGGATCCGCACTTGCCCCCGCTGTCACCCACTACGCCCGCGCCGCCGCCACCGCCGCCGCCGCTGCCGGGGCATGGCTTCGCGAGCACCGCCCCCTCGTAACCACCGCCGCGACATTAGCCATCGCCATTGCCGGAGGGGGACTAGGCCTCATCGCCGCCGGAAAAGCCATCACACTTTTCGGCGCCGCACTCGGAGCCGTTGCCACCGGCTTAAGCCTGGCCGGATCACTCATCGGGACCATCGCCGCTGGTATCGCCGCCATCGCCACACCAGCCGGCGCCGCCACCGCCGCGCTCTTGGGAATCGGCGCCGCCGCAATCTATGCCACTGGCGCATGGAAGCCCGCACTCGAATGGACCAGCGCCGCCTTC